AACCACCCCTCCCCCACTATGCCCATGAAAATAATGCACTACGAAGTTGACGCCACGGATTGTATCGTGCAGCACTCGGATGTCAATGGTTCCTCCGTAACCTCCAACCTGAACCGCTGACCCTGTGGCGTAGTTGAGGGTGCTGGCAAAGCGTTGCAGGAGGTCCGTTTCGCCATGCTTGATGATAGCGGTTTCGTGGTTGCCGTATCCTATCAGCAGAATGTTTTTGGCGTAGGGGGCGAACCATTCCACCGAGGTGTCCACGATAGCGTCAAAGTATCGGTCGGTGTTGTGTTCGGGACGAATCAGGGACTTGTCTGCTCGACGGTCATATTTCCCACCCATGCAGCAGTAGGTGTCGCCATTTAGGATAATGGCAGCATTCCGCTTGACGGCTTCGTCCAAATGGTTTTTCAGCAACCCTCTATCGCAATGGGGGTTGTCCCAATGCAGGTCGCTTATGAGTAAGAACTCCTGCCCCGATTGGCAGGTTACTTCGTGGATGTTTCGGGTGTGCTTGGTGGCTGGTAGAATCATACGAGGTTTTTAAGTTTGGCATTCTCGGCTTGGAGTAGATGGATGGTATGTTCCATTTCCTCAAGTCGTTGACGCAAACTTACGACCTCATTACGAAGTTGTGTTAATTCTTTGTTTTGTGACTCGCTGGTAGCCTGCCACATAGCGAGGACCGCTTGGGCTTGCCTGACTTGCAGGGAGTCCGATTCTACACGGCCCTTGGTGAACCAAGCGACCGCTCCACCGACGATCGCTGCAACGCTTCCGACGATGGTGGTTTCGATTAGGTTCACTCCTTAACCTTTGTCTTATCCAAAGCCATCCAACCTACTGACAACAAGGTCAATACGGAACCGATGATTTCGGTGAGAGTGGCTGCATCGATGATGCCTTTGGCGACGAGTGTACCACCGATGAAGGTTAACAGGTGGCGAAGTAAAGCGATGACTGCTGATTTCATAAAAGGGAGTTTAGGTGTTTCGGGTGTTTCGGGGTTGCGTTTGCGGAATAATCTCATAGTGATTTGTGTTGGTGGTAGTCCTCGGTGTATTGTTCCTCCCAACCTGCAAAGGCGTGAACTCCGCAAGGTTCGGGCCAAGTTTCGTACTGGGTAGCCTCTTTAGGAGCGTCGCCTTCCCAAAGGATGTCGTAGCACACAAGGCCGTCCAAGACTCCGAGTTCAACCGCAGCGGTCGTGCCTGTGCATAGAGCCAGCACCTTGTCAGCGTCGGCCTGCTTGGGAAAGACATACTTGCGGAAGGTAGCCATTAGAGGGTCGTAAGGGCAGCGAGTTGAGCGTTGGTTAAACGAGTGGTGTAGAGGGCAGCAGCACGGATGCGGTTGTTGAAGAATAATTGTGAAGCACTACTAACCTCCCTCGAACCAAGCAGAATCCTGTCTGGATTAATTGTAAATGCAGCAGCAGTAGTTGCCGTAAAAACAACCGTTCCGTTTAGCGCAATACATAAACCACTCGCTGCGCTGCTATAACCTACCGCAATCTTATTGATGCCTGTTGATAGTGTAGGACTTGTAATGATTTGGTCCATTCTAATTGTGCCGCTAACATCTCTAACATGGCATCTCAATTCATTTCCATTTGTTTCTATTCTTACGACTCCGCTTACGATTGATGCCGTTTGAACCGATAACATCGTAATGTTCGCAAAATTTCGGTAATCAACCTCCGCATAAATCGTGCCTTGTGTCTGCCCGATGCAACCGCTGACTGCGCCTGATACGCTGATAACGTCTGCGTTGCGGGTTACCGCTGCGGTGGTTGTGGGGATGTAGGAGGTGGCAACGGAGCCTGACTCCACCTGCGCTCCCCAAGCGTAAACGCCATTAACGCCATCGCCCTGAAAAACAGGATTTCTTGCCGTTCCACTCGCAAGAATGGGAACTATCGCTAAATTGTTTGTGCCATTCGCAGCAGCGGTTGCAGTTAATCCACAACGATACCACCCGTTTCCGTAGTTTTGAATAAAGGCCGATGAATAGGTCCCTGTTGTTATTGCGCCATTTCCCGAAAGATTGAAGTTTGCAAATGGACTTGCAGGCGAAAAAGTAAAGCCACCAATCACTAATTGTGCAAAATTATTTGTTCCGTGCGCTTTGAAAAAACAACTTGCAGTAATTGTTGTACCGCTCGTTATTGATGTCGTTGCGTTTCTATTAATATTGTGCTGCGAACTTCCTGATGTCGCAACAAGCAAAGACCCCGAAACCAAGCCGTCAGGGGACGCTATTGCCCATCCTGTTGCCAAAACAGCAGTTTGCGTCCAATCACCGCTTACGCTTAACGTTTCGGATTGAGCCATAATGTTCTGCGCACTCGGCTCCACCAACAACGCAGGGCAGCCAACAACGCCACCACTTGCGAAGTAGTCCAACCTCGGAATCCCCGAAGCCACGACCTCAATCAATCCGTTTGCGTTGACCCTTGTTGCAGTTGTCGCACGGGTAACATTGAAGTCGCCCGATGCACCCAAGACCACACCGCCCGAAGTCGTTGCTAAGGGTGTGTAGAGTTTGCCCGTCTTAAAGCGAGCAGGTACTAAAATCAGCGATGGGGTCGGCATTGTTAGAAGTTGAAGATTGCAGCGAATCGGACGAACAGGCAGCCATTCACGGCAGCCTCGGCAGCGGTTGCTCCGTCAGCCGTAGCCCTTGCATTAAAAGCACCCCACACACCAGCAGCAAGTCCACCGATGAGCATATTGGTCGGGTAGCCGTAGCCGTAGCCTATCAGCATCGTTTACAGGAATGTATATCCGATGACCGAACCTGCGCTTGGAGTAACGGCAGTAATCTTGCCTCCGTTGCGCCCGCTTATCACGATACCAGCGGAAACGGATTTGCCACTCAAAGCGTAAGCGGTTAGCAGGTTTTCGCTTCCAGTTCCGGTCAGGGTTGTGAAAGTAGCAGCAGCATTGACGACTACGAAGTCGTAAACTTTACCACTTACGGCAGCGTCAACGAACTCCATCGTACCGCCCTGGCCGAGCATTTGTTGCAATATGGGTGTAGGCATTTTTTAGCGTTTAATTGTAAATGTAGATTAGACTGGAATTTCACAAACCGAATGGCCGTAGGGGATTTCAAAAGTCATCGTCGCCTGCCACCCTGCCGTGCGGTCGTCCCGGCTCTCCACAAACCTCGTAAGCGATACGCTTGACGATAGGGTCCAGTCCTCGTTCGGGTCGTTTGTGAGCGACGATATGAAGTCCTGTGCTACCTGCAGTTGGTCGCTTAGGACCTCGTCCTCGTTGTCCTGCCAACCCAGCGTAGGGCTGCCCGAAACCACTCCGCCCATCGGCTTAATGGACTCAACACGGTCAGAAAAGTAAACCCCAACCACCAAGTCCAAAGTGCCAGCGTCAGTACTTGCAGACTGAACGTCCGCAAACACGAGCGGATAGACGATGCGTTCACGGCTTGGGGTTCGAAGATTTATCGTGTTGTCCGTGCCTACCGCAAGAGGGTCGCCCGTCCCGAAGGAGTTGACCTGTGGATGAGCATTTGCAAGGTCCAGCAGGGCTTGTTTGATTTTTATCCAAGACATAGTTTTGCAGTTTCAGTATGTTCTTCTTGTGCGCACCCATCGTTAGCAGTCATTACACGCCCCGAATTGACCGTAAGGGTAGGGGTAGTCAAGGTTGCTGATTCCCATCCTCCTGTTGCGGTCCAAGACCATCCCGGTGCGGTAGTTGGTAGCGTTCGGGTAGATGGTATCCAACGCAGACGGAGGCGAGTTCCACAAGGGATACGAGTTGCGGTTCTCCATGAGGTAGCGGGTGATGCGTTCGGAGTACCACTCGGCATCGTTCTTGACCTTATCGGTTAGCCGGGTGATTTCTTCCATGCTCATTTGGGAGGATTCTTCGCTTGTTCTACGGACCATCCCCTTGTTCATGTACTTAAACGCTAAGACCATCGGCAACTCGTAGTAAAGCCATTGAATCATAGCCGGCTGGATGTAGTCCTCCAGCAGCGTTTGGTTGAGTGCAGACGTTGAACCGCTGACGACCTGCGTAACCAATTCCCCGTAGAGTGCAGAACCAACGATGGGCTGAATCCGCATCTCCTGCACCTTGACAACCGTTGGACGGATTTGCGTGTAGGATACGTTCTCGTTGATTATCGAGTTGTCGAGCAGCGTTTCTTCGCTTATGAATAGTGCCTTCATGCCTTGCTGATTTTATTGCCTTTACGGATTACAAGTTGCTGCTCCCATACATGGCGACATTGGGGGCGATTCACTCCGCTGGGTGTGTGATACCAACCGCCTCTGCGATTCCAAACGGAATATCCCATGATTGCAGAAATCCCGTCGATGTCCTCCCTCGTGTAAACCTTGCCTTGCCCGGCTAAGTCAAGCATCACCTTGCAGAACTCACGGCTTGACCGCTTGTCCTTGTTGCTGAATCCTGTGGCCCATGCATACTTGTAGCGGACCTCCAGTACAGGCTCGGCAACTTCCTTCACGTTCTTTGGAAGGTTCTGCTCGGCAATGTTGTCGACGGCCCGGCTGATTGGGTAGCGGTTCTTGGTGATTAGGTAAGCGACTCGCTTGGCGACCTTGGCCTTGCTGACCCCGAACTCTTTAGCCATTTCTTCAACCGATGCGTCCCGGTTCTTCTTGCGGTATGCTTCAATCTTCTTGTCCAGTTCGACTTCTTCTTCGCCCAGTTCGGCAAAGGCCAAGCGGATATTCTCGTCGATGTTGGTGTCGAACCGCATCGGCTTGGAGTGCATCACATGGTAGTCGTCTGCATGGCATCCGAACTTGCTTGCAACCACCTCCAAGACTTTGAACTCTTCGTCGCCCCATCCGTAGTCTTCGTCGTCTTCTTCGCCCCAAGTCGGTTCGCTGAACTCTTGGGACTGAACGCCCAGCATCGTGTCAATCTCTTGGGCAGATAGGCCGAAGCCGGCTGACAACATCGTCCGAGCCATTTCCAAGGTGATTTTCTCTTGCATATATTGGCGAACTATACGCATCAGGTTTTGATACTCACGGCCCGATAGTTTCTTGATGTTGTCGTTGCTCTGCAATGCTTCCACGGCTTGCGGTTGCTCGTCGGGTTGGGGGTTAGGTCCAACCACGTCGGCAGGCTTTTCCAAGGGTTGCAGACCCGCTTTTTCCCTCAATTCGTCTTGGGTCATTATCTGCAACAGGGCTTGTTCGCTTAGTCGCTCCGTGATGGGTTCCACCGGGATAAGTTCCATCCCTTCCACGCCATTAAAGGATCCCAAATAATTGATCATACGCTCCACTTTGCGCACCCTGTCGTTCACATATGTTGCCTTAAACAACTCGTAAGCCTCGACCAATTCGTTGCGTCCACCCAATTGGCCCTCGGTTTTCACCCCAAATAATTGTGGATTCGTTACACGGTGTGCGATAAATATCTCCTGCTGAATGGCTTTGTTCAGTATCTCGAACTGCTTATCCATGTCGCTTGGAGTTAATGGCTCCAGCGTAGGGGCTTTGGCTGCATCATCGTTGAAGGTTACAACGAAGCGACCAGCGTTGTCCGTACCGCTGAACTTACGCTTGATTTGCCTTTCGATGTCGCCCTGTTCTTCGGGGGTAGGAATCCCGTTGTTGAAATTAATCAAGTAACCGCCCCAAAAGTTGTTGCGGAGGTTGTTGTTGTGGAAGTTGGCGACCTGTACGTCTGCCTCAATCCAAGCATTGCCACCGATGTATTCCGGCAAAGGATAGTGCTTCACGCCTGCTGCGTAGACCCTGTAATAAAACAACTGCTTACCGAGGCGATTCTCCGGGTCGAATGCTGGAATCTTCTCGATGTCCCCAACCTTGGGGAACAACTGCATCATGTCGTCGTTGTACCAGTCAGCAACTTGAAACATCTTCTCCTCCTTGTCCACACGGATCTTCTCGAACGGGACGTGTTCCATCTTGGCAATCGTCCCCAACTTGGACCAAGTAACCGCAACCGCAAAGCCGTTGAAAATCTCCAAGTCAAGGACCAGTTTCTCGGTGATGTCGTTCAGGTCCTCGGTGCTTGACATTCCGTCGAAGAACTTGATGAACCGGGCCTGCTGCTCAACGGTCAAGTCATCCCCTGCCTGCCATCCACCGCCCATGATGTAGTTGACCTTACCATTCACGATAGCGTTGTGCTTGCTTGACCTGCGATAGTTGTCCAGCAGGTAGTAGGGGTATTCGTTCGCAAAGCCGTAGGTGATGTACTTGCCGGAGCGATTCTCCAGCATAACTGGCACTTTGTGTTCTATCCCCAACCATTGGGTGAAGTGTTGAGTAGATTTATTACTCATAGCGTATGAACTGTGAATGAAAGGGCCGAAATCGTGATACTTGCACCGCTTGAAATTGCGTTGATGTAGATGGTGAACTCATCGTTGACCGCACCCGTAACGTAGGCCTCCGTATAAAAGGCATGGCCGTTGTTGTGGCTCGTTGTGATATCAGTCATTGACTGGTCTATGGGATTTCCGTTCTTGGCGATGTAAGCCTTGATTTGGTTGTTGTTGTTGCCCTGTGCCAAGACCATGGACGCAGCGATGCGAAGGGTCGCCCCTGTTGTGCCTGTATAGGTCAGCGAGTTGTTTGTCCGTGAGAAATTGTAGGTTGACAAAACACCTGATTTCATCGCACTTGTCAACTTGACTCTTTGCCCCTGCGTCGGGGTGAAAGCCGTATCGGTATCGAGGTAAAGGTTCGCAAAGCC